GAGCGGTCCAAGGTTCTCCTTGTTTTCCCCTGTATGTTGGGTGCATAAAGTGCATGGTGTTGGTGGTTGTGCTCGTGACCACCCGGTAGGCCTGTCGTAGAATGCTTTAGGCCGGCCCAACGTTGCTGTGGCTTCAGATGCTAGCCCCAGAGATTGACTCTGCCAATACCTCTGGTTAAACAAAGTTGCAGGGCCATGGGGTGGATTCCCTACCAACAACTCAATGATGGACGCTTCTTTGCAGCCTCACTCGCCTCGCGGCTCTTTGTTTGGTTCACCGGACGTTTCTAGCGTTGCGGTGGGTGTTGGGGTGGCTTGGTTTGGCGCTTGCGCCATGCTTCTCATCCTCGCCTTCGCGCTCGTGTTTGTCCGTGTGGTTGCACTCGTCGTTGTGTTGGCGGCTAGACGATTGGCCTTCGTCTTGTCTGTTTTCTTTTGGTCACCGTTTTGCTTTTTCTTTGCGGTGTTTTGGCCCGCTTCAGCGCAGTCCTCGGCTGAAGTGGCACCCGGCGTTCCCGCTTGGGTGCAGACCGACGATGCTGGACAAGTCGTAGGTTTAGAGGACGATGTGGTGGAGTTCCGTCAGGTACCCATCACGGCACACTTGTGTGCCAGACCCCGGAGGCGTGCCGTTTGGGTGCGTCGTTTGGAAAGTGTTTTGGGCGTGGCCCCTGGCATGGTCGGACGCTTTGTGCGCGGGCGGTGGACACCAGACCTCCCCGCGCCAGAGTTTTCTGGCCCTGTCAACCTCGTCCTTTCTCATTTCGAGGAAGGGGTAAAGATCCTCGGTGGTGGATCTGTCCTGGCAAGGAGAAGAGGGGATGACGAGCCTAGCCGCGAGGCTTACGTCGTTGTCGAATTTTCAGACGGTTCCAGGGAAGTTGTGTTCCCTGAGCTCTTCTCCATGCTCTCCTCTTACGCTCTTCTGCGAGAGCGTAACGCTGTTCTTGTTTCCGCTTTGAGGCTTCGTGCCCTAGAGTGGTGCAAGTCTAGGGGCTTTTCTAAGTCCCAGACCTTGTCTGCCGTGCCAGGCAGTTTTAGGTTTGCGTGGCTGGTGTCTCTGCCTGAAGGTCGTCTTCGGGAGGTACTAGCCGGGGGCCCAGAATCCACTCTGTGGTGGTCATCTGCCTAGGCAAGACCTGTTGCCACTTTCGGCCGGTGCGTCGGTGTCGTTAGCGATCCCGTTGTTGCCGGTGGTTCCCTGGAGCTTGAAAGTGTTGACATGGTCTGTGATGATCGCTGCAGAAGGCAGATGTGGGTGGCATGGGTCACCGGTGTCCCTGGCACTTGGATACCGGCGGTCCACGCCAACTGCCCTCACAACGAGATTGCTGCTCTTTTGTGGCGGTCTCTAGCTCCTTTGCCCAAGCCAGTGGATGCTCCTTTGGGGCAGTGTGTTCTGGACGTGTTTTCACGTTTGGAACACATTGTTAGAGCATACAGTGGCGTTAAGTGGAGCTATCTGGAAACGGCGCAATCTTATTCAGGTGCAATGCGTCGTAGATACCTTGAAGCAGAGAGGTCCTTGCGTTGGGACGGTCCTCTTAGGAGGGCCGACTGTGTCCTTCGCGCCTTTCTGAAAGCCGAGAAGTTGCCGAGTACTAGTGATCCCAAGCCGCGCATGATCTTTCCCCGATCACCCCGGTATAATCTAGTACTAGCTTCTTGGCTTAAGCCTTTTGAGCACTGGCTGTGGGGTTACCTCACGGCTGCCAGGCTTTTCAAGGGTTCGAATACCAGAGTTGTGGGTAAGGGTCTCTCTCCGCGCAGGAGGGCCAATCTGATCGTTCGCAAGTTCGGTCAGTTCCACGATTGCGTTTGTTTTGAGGTTGATGGCAAGGCTTTCGAGGCCCACGTCACCTCACCCCAGATAGTCTCTGAACATGGGGTCTACCTCGCTGCTTACCAAGGTAGCGGGGTTCTGGCCTCTGTGTTGCGTCGCCAGCGCTTTGCTGGCCACACCACGTTTGGGGCAAAGTTTGAGAGGCCTGGTGGTCGGGCTAGTGGTGATTTTAACACGGGCATGGGTAATACCCTCATCATGCTCTCCGTTTTGGTCGGAGTGTTAAAATCATACGGACGCAAGTTTGACATACTTGTGGACGGTGACAATGCACTAGTCTTTCTTGAGAGGGTTGACCACCTTGCCGTCATCAACAGCTTTGCCTCAGACGTGCTTGACGTGTCTGGGCATGAGATGACGCTAGAAAAGCCAGTGTCATACGTTGAGGCCGTTCGTTTCGGACGGTCCGCCCCGGTGTTCCTTGGCCATGGTTTGGGTTGGACCATGGTCAGGGAGCCAGAG